TGCAATTCAACCAGAAGTAGTGGGACCCCTTTTTAAAAAAGGGGGATCGACCTTTTGTTTTTGGATTTGTTTGAGATTGGTTTTGGTACCTCTATTGATCCGAGATACGCGGTCCACCGCCCGTGAGGGCGGTGACCTAGAGCCGCGCGCCGTTAGGCGCGCGACCTTTAGTTATGGACGAACTAAGTTCTCATCATGGTATTGTGCTTCTGTGATTGGTATCTGTTGCTCACTTAATTGATTAGCAAAGTAATATCGGTTGTTGTCATCACCTCGCCAATCTCTATATTTATACCAAGCATTTTCTTCTGTTAATCTTATTGGCTCATGTATTCTGCCGAAGTGATCAACGGCTCGTTGACCAAACTTCTCAAACCAATCTCTTTCACAATTCATTGAACACGCATTGCCACCAAGATAAGAGAAGTATGATCTTCTTCTCGTCTGATAATACTTGGAGCCTTTCGGTCCTCGTATTCTGTCCTTTGTTCTATACTGATGACACTTTGGTCCTTGGCAATATTTCATTAGTTAATCCTTTTCATTTCTTCTTTATTTAATCCAATAGAAATATGAATAGGCGAAAGTTTATTACTCGCATATCTGTAATTACTTCTATCTCTATCATAGTAAAGAATATAAGTTGAATTGATTTTACATTTACTATCCCATTTACCTCGTCTAGTAATATGTCTTTTGTCCTTGTTAACTTCCCCACCAATAGTTTGAGGAGTGTAAGTTATCATAAACATTGTTCCGTCTTTTAGTAGTTCTTTCATAGTTTGTCCTTTCTGTTATATCCCTTATTATAAGGGATATAACTTTAAAAGTCAAGACTTATTGTTGTTGTGATTGTTGTTGGTTATATAATAACCTAGCTTTGATCTTATCTTCTCTTGAAAGATTTTTATTCTTCATTGATTTAACTCTTTCAGCAAGATTTTTTGGATTGTAAATAACTAAACCCGTTGAGTTAGTTCTAATTATTTCTGCGTCATTAATATCTAAACCAAGTTCAGTAGATAACTCTAAAGCCTCGTCTAAATATCTATAACCTTTTAAACCAAGTTTAATTTCTTTCATTTGATTTAAAACACTTGTTATCCATTTTTCGTGGCAAGTAATTAAATGTCCTTTCTTTTGTTGCCAGAACATCAAAGTTTGATATTCCTCTTTAGTACAAGCGATTGATCTATCTCTACAATATTCACGACCAATTAAATCAAGAACATAATCATTGTTCCACTCTCTTGCGTAAGAGGTTTGATTTCCACTTCCACCATTAGTTCCAAGATATTTATTATTAGCATCTTGGATTTTTGTTTGATGAGGGTTTCTGTCCTTATCTTTCATTTCAATATTAATGTCAGGATTACACTCTTCACGACCTTTTAACTCGTCACGAAAATAAGCATAACCAAAATCATCTTGTTTGCCACTTTCCTGACCATTGATATTACCATCAATCTTAAAATCAAAATGACTTTCAATATATTTATCTTTCATTATTGGTTTGTCGTTTTGATCTCTTTCCTCTACTTGACCTTGATAGCCAAAATGAAAGCAACTATCTTTCGCAATAGTGTCCACATTTTCAAACTTGTTTTGTAGATGATATGCCATTTTAATATCTTCGGGAGTATAGTGTCGGCTCACTATTTCTTTCGCAAGTTTCCAAGTTATATCTTGTAAAGGTTTCATTTCTTCCCTTGCTTTTAGATATGCCTCTTTCTCTTGCGTGATTTCTTGTTCCAAGTGTACTCGCATACGATTTGCGATTTTGTTCCGATACTCTTGGTTTAGTCTTATTCTACTCATTTTAGTCCTTTCTGTTAATTGTTAGAATTGATGAAATTTAACACTTGACATTTCTATTGTCAACCATTAAATAGGATAACATATGATAGAAATATTACAGATGTTTTGGAATTCGCCAATAGAATTAAGATTAATTATTCTAATAGGTATAATTGCTATTCCATTACTGTCTTATTTTGGAATGAAAGGAACAGGATTATAGAATTTGCTGAAGATAATCGGGTCTCGACCTGAGGATGATAAGCAAAGCCAATTGGCGTCTTGATTAGGAAACAATTTATTGTATTCCCTGTAGAGACGCCCTTGAGCCCTGATCCAATATACTAGTCAGGAATAATACCGGTTGATGTGTATTGGATCTGGGGTCAAGTGACGCTAAAGCTAGTGTCTAGACAAAACGGGATACGCACGCAAGCTACCGTAAGCGCGGGATACCTAATCACTTGGCCACTTTAGAATGATTCTAAACTGAAAGGAAAATATGAAACGAAGTTGGTGGAGTTTAAAAATAAATGATTACCCAAGCTTCAAGCCCAATGATGCAGATCTTGAGCACATTGCTGAAGCTGTTAAGCAGGGATATGATCAAGGTGAATTAATACAGGAAGAAGATGAAAGCTAGCCCAATGTCAGAAGAGTTTCATGATTGGTTAGACAAATGCCCGGTCATGTGGTTTCGGGGTGAAGTAACCAGGGACCATGTAACATATTTATTTGAAACACCTGAAGAAGATGAAGAGTAAAAAGCCTCAAGCTCCAAGCTCCAAGCTTGACAGCTGGTCCCGGATCATGTAGGATGAATATAGAAAGGAATAAATATGTTAGAAAAACCAAAAAAGAAAAAAGTTAAATGGCATGGCCAGACTGTGGTCCTGCCCTTCAATTGTTCTGTATACCAGGACAAGGAAGTAGAAATCGCGAATCGATTCACTGGAGAAAAAACTAAGATGCCAGGATACGCGGCGTCTGTGTATGATACCATCATCGGGGCTGAGCGCTTTGAGGCCTGGGAAATTGTCCGGGCTGGGATCGACTGGTTTAGACAGCACTTTCCAAAGCAATATATGGTGGTCCTTGATTAGATCTAGACATAACGATTTATTAAACTATTTCGTCCACGATACGCGGGATCTCAGTCCCGCGTACGTTAGGAAATGCCGGGCCTTCCTGAAGGTTCAAGCTCCAAGCGCCAAGCAACAAGCTCCAAGCGCCATGAAACAAACACAATTAAATGATATAAAAAAGAATGAAAGTAAGAGACGCCGTTAGGATCACCGGGTCCATGACCCGAACCAGCAAAATGCCGGGCCTGTCTTACAGCCTGCCAGCATGGGAATGTCAAGTAGGTTCTAAGCTCCGGGCCGTGAAGGGCTCAGTGTGTTCAGGCTGTTACGCGCTCAAGGGTAATTATACCCGATATCCAGCAATCAAAGCCGCTCAGTACTACAGGCTGCAGTCCCTGCGCCATCCGCAATGGATTCCCGCCATGGTTGCACAAATCAAGAGGCAAAAATTTTTCAGATGGCATGATGCCGGTGACCTTCAGGGCGCCTGGCACCTTACGAACATATTCGAAGTCTGTAAACAAACACCAAGCACCAAGCACTGGTTACCAACGCGTGAAGTTAAGTATACCAGTCTCATGGATCCTGCCATAGTTCCAACCAATTTAAAAATTATAATAAGTGATCATATGATCGATCAACAAAGCCCAGTCAGGCACTGGCCCTTCACTTCAGGCGTGACCACGAAGCACGACGCGACCTGCCCGGCGCCCAAACAGGGCAACAGCTGCAAAGATTGTAGAGCATGCTGGGACCGTGGCGTAGCCCGGGTGACCTATGGCAAGCACTAACCAAACCCGAACCAGTTCATGGTTCAGGATCCAAGCTTCAAGCTTCAAGCCGGAAGGCTCAAGCGCCAAGCTTCAAGCTTCAAGCTTCAAGCTTCAAGCTCAAAAGTTTTTTGAATCTCAATCCAATTAGTAGGAGTCCAGGGCTCATGGCCCATGGACAATAATTCTTGAATCTTGTTTCCTGGAACAAGTTTCAAGGCTCTAGGACCAAGGGTCCTAAGCAGGATAAATGTATTCTTCGGATGGGTCTTATGGAAGGCAATTTGGTGTGGAGAAAATCTAACTTTGTTCCCCTTAGCGACTTTTAATTCAACAGTGAAAAAGTGCCCAGAAGTATTATACCCCAATAGATCAGGGCAACCAGGTATGCTAAGATTTTCAATACGAATCCACTGGAGGGAGCAGGTATTTTTTTTAAGATCTTGGTATAATTTTCGCTCAGGTTTAACTGCATTTTTCAAAGTAACTCTTGCTTATATATTTAACTTAGTTGGAGCTATAAATCTTTTCACAGTCGTGGGCTTAAACACTAATCTCATTGAATTCGCCCCAATGATTGTACTCTCTTGGACTTCTATTTTTGTTAGTTCCTCAAGATGTCCACCCACTTGAATAAACACTGAAGCATCGCCTAGGCCTGTGCCGACTTTGCCCTTGTTATCCATAAATTCTGTCATGAAATTCATTAACTCTCGGACACGCATCACATACCACTCTTTCTTAATCTGTCAAGAGAATCTTCAACTTGTTGTGCTAATTTTTTATTATCAAGGTGAAGTTCTAATTTCTCTTGCTCGAGAGCAGTTATCTCTCGTCTTAAATCTCCATTCAATTTCTGATGAGATTCACTAATATTTTCCAATTCTTGTATACGTTCTAACTTCTTCATCATAAGCTCATCTGCCTCTTTCTGTCTATAGTCTCCAGCCAAAGCATTTGCTAATGCTTCTTCAGCTTCAGTTAATTTATCTTTTAATTCAAAATTATCTTTCGTTACTTCCTTAACAATGGCCTCATTACCTTTTTTAAGGACTTTTAATTCTACATTTTCAGTACGTAAAGCTCGTAACTCTTGCTCTAATCTCTGAAAAGGATTTAACTTTTTTATTTCTGCATTCATCATTGACTTTATATGACAGTTACCTTAAATTGTCAAATATGGGTGTACCAAAAAGATTAACAGAAATGCAAATGAGATTCGCCGAGTATGTAGTATTCGGTGGGCCTGATGGACCGATGACTCAAACAGAGGCAGCGACAGCAGCAGGCTATAGCGCAAAGAGAGCAAGACAGGAAGGGTCAGAACTTATGAATCCTAGACTCAGCCCACTAGTAGCCCAATATGTAGGTAAACTTAAAGAAGAAAGACTTAAGAAATTTGAAGTGTCTTATGAAGGACACATAGCAGAATTAGCTAGACTCAGAGAAGCCGCTTTGAAGAAGGGATCTTTCTCATCTGCAGTAAACGCTGAAGCAAATCGTGGAAAGGCAGCAGGATTATACATAGACAGAAAAATAATAAAACATGGTAAACTAGAAGATATGTCAGAAGAGG